GGAGTTTGATATGTCGGCGCTGGCAAACGAGTGGAGCGACCTGCCCCTGGTAGAGTGGGGGGTTGATTTGCCGGAGGATTGGCTTGTGGAAGAGAAGACCGAACCTGCCGACGCTGAACCCCAGATTGACCGGGCCGAGGAACTGAACAAGGTCTGGAAGGTTAAACCAGGCGACCTGTGGCAGATAGGGGAACACCGACTCTTGTGCGGGGACTCCACGAAAAAAGAGGACGTGGAGCGGGTGATGGATGGAGAGAAGGCGGATATGTCAGTTACGTCTCCACCGTATGGTGTTGGGAAATCTTATGAAAATAAAGGTATCGGACCGTGGTTTGATACAATTCGTCCAGTAATTAAAAATATAGTGGAATGGGCCAATGTGGTGGTGTGGCAAATTGGGGATTTATATTCAACAGGATCACAGTTTATCGAACCAACACTTTCATATTCGATAAGCATGTTTGCAGATAATGGGATGCGGCCATTATGGTTTAGAATATGGGAAAAACAGGGGATAAATTATGGTGTCGGCGCGTACCATCTTGTAACAAACAAACCAGCACAACAGTATGAATACATTGCAACCTTTGGGGGAGATGAAGACGCTGTGGATGAAACAGATTACGAATTTATAGCGGCATTTGGCAACAGTAAATACAAATTTACAAAAAGACTGTCACGACAAGAAAAAAAAGCATGGGGGTATGCAGGTGTCTGGAAAATAAATACAGTAAAAGCTAACGATGTTCATGTGGCGATGTATCCCCTTGAACTGCCGACCAGAGTAATTAAAATGCATAGTGATGTTGTCGGGATTATCCTTGACCCTTTCCTCGGCTCCGGCACCACAATGGTCGCCTGCCAAAACCTAAACCGGAAATGCCGAGGGATAGAAATCAGCCCGGACTATTGCGCGGTGATACTTCAAAGAATGACCGATGCGTTTCCGGGGATTGAGATTAGGAGGATTGAATAATGGCTAGAGGCGGTTACAGACCGGGCGCGGGGCGCAAAAAAGGCACAGGCAAGAAAGAGAAAACGGAAACAAAAAAAACGCTTCCAACCCATGAAACCGAAGAGAATCGCAAGCTCCGGGAACTGCTGTCGTATGACCGGAAGGCGAAGGCAAAAATTTACCATGAGTTTGTAAATCGTCTGGGCAAAGGGGATGCCCTATCTATCACAGAAAAGAAGTTCATGGACAAAATCGGGGCTGAGTTATCGGCGGAGTTGAACAAAGCTGAAAGGATAGAAGCGGCAGCCGAGAACCTTACTCCCCTCGATTATATGCTGAAGGTGATGAACGACCCACAGGCCGAAAAAGAACGGCGTGACCGCATGGCGCAGGCAGCCGCGCCATATATCCACGCGAGGGCAGGAGAGGGGGTAGGCAAAAAAGATGAAAAAGCAGAGAGGGCAGAGCGGGCGGCACAGGGTAAATTTGCGCCCGGCAAACCGCCGGAACTGAAGGTTATAAGATGACCTGGTCAACGTCCTGCAAAGATTGGGAGAAAAGAATCCTTGCCGGTGAATCCCTGATTCCCTTTCCGCCCTTGTTCCCACAAGAGGCCGAAGAAGGCCTTGCTGTAATGAGGGATTTGTATCTTGTCGACGTTCTGGGGCGGCCAACAATAGGCCAGGTGGCGCGTCCCTGGTTGATTGACTTTGCGGCGTCCATATTCGGAGCATACGACACGAAGGCAGGGCGGCGGCTTATCATGGAGTTTTTTCTCCTCGTATCAAAGAAGAACAGCAAATCAACCACAGCGGCAGCCATTATGCTTACTGCTCTAATCCGTAATTGGAGAGACTCAGCAGAGTTCCTTATCCTCGCCCCTACGGTAGAGATCGCCAATAACAGCTTCTACCCTGCCCGTGACATGGTGAATGCCGATAGGGAACTATCTGACTTAATGCATGTTCAGAACCACTTACGGCAAATAACGCACATGAAATCCGGCGCCACTTTAAAAGTTGTTGCAGCCGATAACGAGACCGTAGGCGGCAAAAAGGCGACAGGTATATTGCTTGATGAATGCTGGCTATTCGGGAAACAACCGAATGCTGAGAATATGCTCCGTGAGGCTTGTGGCGGTCTTGCATCAAGGCCGGAAGGCTTCATAATATGGCTGTCAACACAATCCGATGAAGCCCCGGCCGGCGTGTTTAAACAGAAACTTGATTATGCAAGGGGCGTGAGGGACGGGAGGATAGACGATAACCGTTTCTTACCCGTCATCTACGAGTTTCCAAAACATATTCTTGATACAAAACAGCACCTTGATCCGAAAATGTTCTATGTCACAAATCCAAACCTGGGCGCGTCCGTTGACGAAGAATTTATAATCAGGGAATTTAAGAAGGCAGAGGAACAGGGTGAAGAGTCCATGCGCGGTTTCCTCGCCAAACATCTCAATGTTGAAATGGGAATGAACCTGAAAACGCACAGGTGGGCCGGGGCGGACTTTTGGGAAGAGGCGGCGGGATTAGTAACCCTTAAAATGATACTTGAACAATCCGAGGTTGTGGTAATCGGCATTGACGGCGGCGGCCTCGATGACCTTTTGGGGCTTGCCGTTATCGGCAGGGACGCGGAAACCGGGGGCTGGTATCTATTCACGCGGGCGTGGTGCAATCCTATTGCGTTGGAACGTAGGAAATCGGAGGCGGCCCGGTATAGGGACTTCCAGAAAGACGGCGACTTGATTATCGTGGAAGAGATCGGCCAGGACGTTCAGCAAGTCGGGGATATTGTCATGCAGTGCGAGAACGCGGGGCTGCTTGACCGGATCGGCGTTGATCCCGTCGGCATCGGTGACATCGTTGATGAAGTTCAGGCGCGGGGCATTGAGCATGACCGCGTTGTCGGCATTCCGCAGGGGTGGCGGCTTTCCGGGGCCATTAAGACCCTCGAGCGCCGTGTTGCTGAAAAGACAGTCACCCACGGGGGGCAGCCACTTATGACATGGTGTGTCGGTAACGCCCGTGTAGAACCGAAGGGGAACGCAATATTAATTACCAAACAGGCAAGCGGCACAGGGAAGATAGACCCGTTGATGGCGACGTTTAACGCGGTGGCGCTGATGGCGTTAAACCCGTCCCCTCGAAGGGCTAAATCCGCCTACGACGGCCTTACAGCAGAGGAAATGAAAGCGAGGATGATCCTGTAATGACAACCTGGGCAAAAAAAGATTATTACCGGCCCGATGAAGTGGCTATTTACTTCTCGATTAACAGGCGGACGGTTTACCGCTGGATTGAAACAGGCAAGATCGAGGCCGTAAAAGTTGGCAAAATGCTAAGAGTCCCAAGAGAAGCATTAGAAAATATAATAATCAAAGAAACAGACCAGTAAAACCCCTTTTTTCTCTCAAAAAAAATAAACAAAAGTAAAAAACTGTGACATTAGTGTACTTTAGTGTACTTTAGTACCTTGCGCTCCCCGAAATTCTTTGTCAAACTTATCATAGATATGAAAATTGCAGTGTAATTAAAAGGTGCAAACATAATTATGTGAGGCTAATAACCGGCATTGATTAAATTATTCCCAACCATAAAGTCCTGGGTAACAAGGGCACAACACGCCTTTGATATGCGGGATGTTTTCGTTTTTGGCGGCCTTGCCCTTCTGGGATATGGCCTTTTTTTGTTGCGTCCGTGGCTGGGGTATAGTGTGGCGGGACTGCTGCTTATGATTATCGGCTATTTGATGGAGGATAAGGCATAAATGGGCATTATATCAAGGCTAAAGCGTCCCCAAGCAATGAATAGTCACCAGCTGCAAAAGCTGATAATCGACACATACGGCGGTGGAATGACCTCAAGCGGCATATCCGTAAGCAGTGATACCGCGCTGCGCCTTGCAACTGTTCAAAAGTGTGTGCGTGTCAGGGCTGCAACGATGGCGTCCTTGCCCTGTCACATTATGACAAAGCAAGGAGAGATGAAGGAAAAAGCTGAAGATTTTTACCTGTATGACAAGCTCCTTAACCAGCCTAATTCATGGATGACCTCTGCATTATTCTGGTCGATGGTTGAAGCATATGTCTGCCTACGTGGAAACTTTCTTGCTTATAAATCAGGCTTACCGGGCAGACCAATAAAAGAACTCATTCCTATTAACTGGGATAAAATAGAAAAAGTTGAACAAAACGAAGATTATTCAGTAACTTACACCATACGCTTAAAAAATGGAGAATTAAAAACCTTGTCGCAAGATCAGGTTATGCATATACGTGGGCTACTTACCCTTGACGGTTATACAGGGGTTAATCCTATCCAGTATTCCAGAGAAACAATAGGTCTTGGGCTGGCAAGTGAGAAGTTCCTTACAAAGTATTTTGGGAGAGGGCTTCAACCTGGTGCCATTGTTAAGCATCCCCTTTCTTTGAGCGCACAAGGTAACGCAAACCTGAAAGCCGTATTAAAGGAAAAATACGAAGCTCTCAAAACAGACCAAAACTTTATGCTGCTTGATGAAGGCATGGACATAACATTTCCAACAATAAAGCTCGTTGATGCTCAATATCTCGAAATTATGAAGATGAACGAATCCGATATATGCGGTCTTTTTCGTGTTCCACTTATGCTTATACAGTCAGGCGATAAAACCCCGACATACGCAAGTGCAGAGCAGTTTATGATTAATTATTCCACGATGGGCGTGTCTCCTGATTGCCGCAATTATGAACAATCAATCAGGAAAGACCTTTTGACGGAAGAGGAAAGGAAAAAATATTATGCAAAGTTCGAGATGCGCGGGCTTTTACGCGGGGCGTTCAAAGACCAGATGGAAGGGTTTGCAGTTGCCATCGACAAGGAAATTATGAACCCCAACGAATGCCGTGATGTATTAGATATGAACCCCTATAAAGGGGGAGACGTATACAAAACAAGAACGAGTACGACTAAACAACAGGGCCAGGGGGTGCAGGAGTGAAATTCAACTATCGTAATGCCAAAAACGCCGAGGCGGTGGCCAAATTATACGGCAAACCCTTGAACCGTCCCGAATGGTACAAAATCGAAGCTGTGGCCGATGATGAAGCAGAGATAATGATTTATGATTTTATCGGCTGGCCCTTTAACGATGCCGGTGAATTTGTCAGAGCGTTAAATGGCATAACATCGAGTACAATCAAGGTAAGAATAAATTCTCCCGGCGGGGATGTGTTTGATGCTATGGCGATCTTCAACGCATTGCAATCCCATAAATCGAAAATAACCACACGCATTGAATCTCTTGCGGCCTCGGCAGCTTCATTTATTGCGATGGCGGGGAAAGAAGTACAGGCATATCAAAACGCAATGATGATGATGCACAACAGCCATGTTTATACCGTTGGCAATCAGTACGACTTACGAGAAATAGCAGACTTATTGGAGAAGATAGATAGCAACATGGTTGACATTTACGCTGCTAACTCCAATGTCGGCAAGAAAGAAATCAAAGAAATGATGAAGGCAGTAACATGGATGACGGCAAAAGAAGCCAAAGAAAAAGGCTTTGTCGATACAATTATTGACGGTAAGGGCGCGGCTAAGGCCGCTTTTGACCTTTCAATCTTTGCAAATTGCCCGGAATATTTAACTAAAGATAACAATTATCAAGAACCAACAGAAAGAGAGATTGAGAAGGTCTTGAGGGATTCAGGGCTTTCTAAGAATAAAGCACAGGCCATACTTGCGGGAGGCTGGAAGGCTGTTAGTGCGCAAAACGAAGCAGAGGTTGAAGCATGTCAAAAGGTAATCAAAATCATAAAAGGAGGTATTTAACATGCCAGATTTAAAAGAAATGATTGAAACAATAGGCCAGTCTTTTGAAGAATTTAAGGCCGCAAATGATTTGAGGATAAAGGAACTCGAAAAAGGTAAAAGCGATCCTGTCCTTGCGGAAAAAGTAGACAAGATAAGCGCTGACCTTTCTAAGATGGCCGAGATGAAGAAGCAGCTTGAGGCCATTGAAACAGCCGTTGCTAAAATGGATTTCCCAGGCGGTGGTGATACCAACCCTAACGCAAAAATTAAAAAAGCCCATGCGAAAGCATTCGATACATGGTTCCGTAA